TACACCATAGCAGTGTTTTGATTGGCTTACCGTGCAGCGTGAATGTGCAATCTTTGAGTTTAACTTTGCTCATCAATTTACGCGGGAGAAAGTATAACCGTGTTCAAAAGGAATAACGTTGCGTTTGTATGCATCACAGTTGTCAGTGATAAACCACTCAAACTTGTGCTGATATACACCTTGATTGCAACCATCACACAGCTCATTGATGAGTGCATTTAGGCGTGACTTTGTGGTGTTAGTACGCCATCCACCATCATAAACCTCTACCTGATACTTATCAATGGTAGCGATGAGATTGCCGTGCAAATATACACACGAAACCTCACGAGATGGTGAGTACAATACCTCTGTATTATCCTTGCGCCAGTTAATACGATGTTGCACAGCTCTGCACATTTGATGTTCGATGAGTCGCATGTCTGTCCTTTGCTTGACTATGAACATAGTATTGCACAGCTCAGAGCAAAAGTCAACAGGTAGTAGACAGGACGTTAACCGGCACACAGATGTTTTGAGAATCGTTCTCAATAACAATAACACGCACTAAGTAACACTAACTGTGTCTGCCGCTCGCGCTACGCGCTCGCTTTATTTATCCAGGTTAGCACTATTTGCACAGTGCAATCCTGCGCCAATGTTGTTAGCGAGCGTAGCGAGCGACACTAATTATAATTAACGACTTTTCTAATTAATTTGTATTTGTTATACCCCCAATGGGGGATTTATTTGTAATTCTTATTAACAAATAGGCTTCACAAATTTTTGTTATTTTTTAACGCCTCTTTCTCCCGCCAATACGGTTCACGCGTCTTAAACTCGATATAATCATCTATATAAGCAGGTAAGTACTCCCAAACCCGTATACAGCTGTAAAAACTAGTAGGATTGGCAGTACAAACCTTTAAAAACAAGATTAGGGACTCCATATTGCTTTAGAAATCAGTGGAAACTGCTCTTTAAAGATCTGTTTAGCGCCTTGAGCGACTAATTTATGCTCATGTTGGGTACCATTAGCAGTACGAAGGTCAATATAGTGAATCCAGGAGCGCAGGGTACCGTTCATGTACATTTTAGTAGGTGTTGAGAGGGGTAAGACGTCTCTAGCACACTCTTTAGCTACACCAGCCAACAACATCTCATTATATAGGCTTTCACTAAGTTCAAACAAGCTATTAATCTTAATATTGAACTCATCTACTGTAACTGGATCTAAATTATCAATACTATTCTGTCTATTCTTAGTATCTTGTCTACGCAATTGGGGGATAACGGCAGGTTCCGCCACTTGAGCGTATCTTTGACTAAACTCTTGGAAAGAGAAGCTACGATGTCGTAAGATTTGAGCAGCAACACTTCGGGTTGTCTCAATCTTCACACACATATTAACCATTTCAAAGGGTGACCAATGTTTATGTTTAATCAAATACCTAATCAAACGTTCTGACTCGGGGTTATCCTGGTTAGCGGGGTTAGATACTCTAGCCATATAGGCTATAAGTTGTTCAGCATCTGGGGTGGTATGTACTAATGATACTGTATGATACATGTAAGAGGTGGTTAGAGTAGTTGAGTGGTAGTATTTAATTGATGAGTACGGAAACGAATCATCGGATAAAAGAAGGAAGGAGGAAGGTTGTCGTTAAGACAACCGCCGAGTTCCTTCCTTCGCAGAAGTCGGGTCCACCCTTCCCTTCTCCTGTATACGTGTCGGATCTGGTTAAACCCAGTTAGGGGCTGAAGTTTTAGAATTACCTTTAGCTTGCTGTCTTTGTTCATAATTCATACCCAAAACCATATGATTTGCAGAGGATTGGGGGTCGTCAATGAACTCTTCTAGCATTTGATTCCACTCCATACGTTTACGTTCTTTGATAGCTTCCTGGGCAGAGATACCCATAGCATCTGTAAAGTATTGGACACCTTGAGCTAGACAATCAATTCTGTCGTCATGTTTAACTGCACCTTTTTCACGACACATTCTACTCATTTGGTAGAATAGCATGTACATCAGTCGTTTTTCAGGGGGTTCATTGGGATTAGATTTGAAGTCCCATTCAATAACTGATCTGTCGATAACAAGTCGGTGTTGATTGAGGACGGGTTCAAGTGAGTCAATGATTCGATCTTCTTTTCTAACTGTTGCACGGACTTCCTCAACATCCACTCTTTGATTTGTCTGTTGAAGATGCTTACGGAAAAGCTCACTAACAATACCGTCGCCAAAGTTAGTTTCAATGACAAGCTTAGATACTTCATACTTTTTACAACCTTTTAGAATGTCCAGTAATGTGTTGTCTGAGTATCCATCTCGGTAAGCACGCATTTCGTGCAAGTACAGGATACCGTTGCGTTGGGAGAGATAAGCTGCTGTTGTTTCATCCGATCCACGACCCGACGGGTCAACTGAGCAGATTGTTTCAGTGTAAGAATCCCATTCCCCCTGGAGTTGCATTGGACTGTAGAAATAATCTCCAGGTAGTCCGACAGTTGGGAGGTCCTTGATAACGTTTTGCGGGTCTGAGCACCAGATGGCAGACTCAGGAGCAGACTTAGGGTTAACAGAGGTAACGATAAGGTCTGCACATTTAAGCGGGAATTTGTCAGCATCAGATAAACTTGTGTCTAGCATGAACTGCAACATAAAGTTGCTACGACCCATTGACGCTTCACGTTCAATTAGATCTTCATTATCAAAACGGTCATCTGTAACGTCCCATTTTTCAGCACCATTTTCGATGTCTTCAGTCAACTGAGGTGCTAAAAGCCCTTCGTAATTAGAAGTCTTACGTGGATAGCGTGCAGGCCATACAAACGGCTTGTATGACCGTTCTGCAAGCCTCTTATAGACCGTAAAGGTAGTCTGAGGGGTGCCTAGGTACATGATACGAGAGTCTTCCTTTGGTGTAAGGATAGATTCAGCTTCTGTACATAGTTGTAAGAGTTTTTCACGCATCATTTCTGTCATCGAGTTACCAGGAACTTCAATGTCATCAAGGATCATTAAGTCAGCACGGCTACCAGTAAGTTGACCAGTGATTCCCACTGATTTAACAGACGGAGCTTGGTGTGGACTGCAATTAATATCAAATGATACGCGGGACCAACGGGAGTCATCAGATTTAGGGCGCATATGCACCAACCACGGTGTTTCAATGATAAGTTTTTGTAAAAAGATTGACATGTTATCGGCACGTTCTTTAGATGCCGAGATAATCATTATTTTCTTTTCAGCGTTATTGAAAAGCGTCCACAGAACAAAGGCTCCAGTAATCCAGCTCTTTCCCACTCCACGGAAAGCTTGTATTTGAAGACGCTTAGGTCCATGCTGAAGATAGTCTGCGATTGCATATTGTGCACGTGTTGGGTTTGGTAGGTCAAGCTGTGTCCACAAAGCCTGTAGAAACAGCTTAAAATCGCCTCTAAGGAGGTCTAAAGTATTCATAGGTACAATCTAGCGTGGAGGGGTGGTAAAGAGCTTACAAAGGCTTTAAAAGCCTAGTCTAAACGAACCATTAACAGGTATGAGACTAGGAATACGTTTGTCTATGTCGCTAAGTTTAGTTTTTTCAAGAACAGACATTGGAGTAGGAAATTCTTCAGCTTGTTTTTTACGTTCTGCCATAACTTCTTCAAAGTCCTGTTCTTCTCTAAACAGCTCGCCACCTTGTAAATCACCAACAGCAAAATCAGACACAACATCACCAAAGGCTTTAGCAGGATCCCTGCCAGTAGCTAAGGCTCCAATAGCGGCAATACCGCCAAAACCTGTTCCTAGGATTACATCATCCAAAGGACCAGGGATAAATCTAGCAACACCTTTAGCAAATCTAACAGGGTTTTGCGGCACACGAACTCTACTTGTACCGACTACTTTAGGAATACCACTACCTGTTTTAATTCGAGTTGCGTCAAATTCAGGTACTTGAGGTTGTTTTGCTGGTAACTGTGTAATAGGTGCTGGTTTATCTGTAGCAGTATATCGAGATCCAGGTATTGCCTCACCTTGAGCCCTTAAATCATCCCGAACTCGTGTTTGTGCAGCCGCTTGTTCAACTGACATACCACGATCAACATCGAGAGAACCTTGAACATCAAGATTACCAATAACTCTTTGCCCTTCAGATTCTAAAACTGCTTCAAAAAAATCTTCAACCCAATACTGAGGAATACCTAATCGTTTCATGTCAGACTTTGACATGCGAGGTAATTCAGCATGAGCCACGTTAGTAAGACCGATTTCAGGTCGCATAGCGCGTCCAGTAGTTGGACCGCCACCCATCACCGGGTCAATATCTTTAGCACCTTGGAAATGTCCTTCGTGAAAACCACCGACACTTCCAGCCATTTCAGACATCTGTTGCCTTTGTCGGGTAGCTTCAGCTTTACCAGTTCCAGTGGTAGTTTTATACCATTTAGCAACGTCTGGACCGTAATTAGATTCAATCCAATCTAAAAAAGTTGGAGGTATTTTTCTAATACCTTTTTTACTAGGGTCTTTTGCCATTAAGCAATATGCTCCATAATAATTTTCTCACGGAGCCTATTGACTCCAAATTTATCCCTCATCCAATCAAGGACGTGGGCACTTCCTTTCTCCTGATTACAACGGGTACAGGCACATACGACATTCGTTGCGACATCCTGCCCACCGCGAGACCTAGGATGAACATGATCGATAGATAACTGACTAAGGTCATAAGTTTTTCCGCAATAAATACATGTATGGTC